TTAAAAGAAGGAGATATATTGATTACCGATGGAGGATCAGAAACTAAAGTAAAAGAAATAATACTTCCTGAAGAAGATAAATTTATAGAAGTTTACAATTTAGGAAATGTATCTCCAGTTCATAATTTTTTTGCTGATGGGGTATTAGTTCATAATTTTAAAGGAATACCTCCTGGAGGTTTATGCTGTTTTGTAGCAGGAACTGAAATTCTTCTAGCTAATGGAGATACTAAAAATATTGAAGATATAGTAGTAGGAGATGAAGTAATAGGATGGAATGGAGAAGAAAAAGTTAATAGTTTAGTAACAGAAATAAAACCTACCGTATTAGGCAGCAGAAAACTATATTCTATTAATGATATTAACCTTCAGTTTACAGATGAGCATCCTTTCTTAACCAAAGATGGTTGGAAGGCTCTTAAACCAGAAGAAGGTACTGATTATAAGATATTATCTGAAGGAGATGAAATTAATCACAATGATGAGTGGGTAAAGATAGATTCTATTACAGAGTTTAACGGTCAAGGATATGATCAACCAGTCTATAACTTTACTGTAGGAGAAACTAATAGTTACATTGCTAATGGAATAATAGTTCACAATAAATAATTATGGGAGTATATAGAACACAAAAATTTACTGCTATTAAAGATCAAACATCTACAGCAGTTAGTACACAAAGACAAAATAATCTTAAGGCTATAGTTAATAATTTTATTACTTATTTTAAAGCTAAACATAGTTAGTAAATTAGTTGCTATTCCGATTATTTTTTCTTATATTTTAATTTAAATGTTATGTTATGAAAGAGTTATATTTTTTAAGATCCTATAAGATCAATCACAGAACAATAGATTCAGTAATGGACGGTTATCATATCGAAGTAGAAGGATATAGATACGAACGTCTTAATGCTAAACCTAGAGGTAGATCCATTGAGAAAAGACTAAGGAGTATGGATGAACAAACTCAACTAGTAATCTATTCTTAATGAAAGATTTAAATTGGTATTATATATTTTTAGGATTTTTAGTTACCATACTAGCTCAAGTAGGTGCATGGTATCAACACAATCTTCAATTTAAGAATCCTAAATATGATGAAACTTGGTGGGGTATGTATATCTTAGCTATTCCACTTACTTATGTTTTTATTTTAGCTACTAAATATAATGTAATAGGGTATGGAGGTTCAATCTGGGGAGGTAGATTTGTAGGCTTTGCTTTAGGAATGTTAGTGTATGCTGTAATGATACAAATATATTTTAAAGAACCTTTTACGTTAAAGATAGCAGTTCAACTTCTTCTTTGTACATCTATTTTAGCTGTGCAAGCTTTTTGGAAATAAGTTGGAATCCTGCTAATTTTTTCTTATATTTATAGATAAAGGAAGTAATATGTCAGATACAAATAGATACGTAGTAAAAATAGAAGCATACGTTTACGGTAAAAATGATTATCATGCTAGAATGAATGCTCATAAAATGCTTGATAATATAAATGCTAAGAACTTAAATGCTGATGCTGAAATAAAAGAACTAGGTTCTCAACCTTTCGGTACTATGCAATATAGGGAGTTAGAAGATTTCAGTCGTCCATCTAAATTAGATGCAGATGATGATGCTCCATTACCATTTTAATATGATAGAAATAATAAAGTCTATAAGTGGGTATTTAGTAATAGGTTGTGTATGGATAATATGGTTTGAAAGATTCTGTATTAATAATAAGATAGGAGGAGCTTTTTCAAATAAAGAAAGATATTATCAAATGGTATTATGGCCGATTAATTTAGGAGTGTTCCTTTTTAGTTGGCTAGAAGAAGTTATAAAACAGATAAAGAATGATGGACATGGCAATAATTAAGAATATAATTCAAGAAACTAAAAATGTAAGAAGGTTTATAATTGAAGATCCTTTGAAGGATAGAATAATATATGAACCAGGACAATTAGTAAATCTTTATTTAAATACTCCTATGGATTCTAAACCTCACGTTAGGAGTTATTCAGTAGCATCAGCTCCTGATGATACCAACGAATTTGAAATAATAGTTACAGATCAACCAGGAGGATTAATGAGTGATTTTTTATTTAATCAAGTTGATATAGGAAGCGAAATAATATATAAAGGACCTATGGGGATGTTTACCCTTCCGGAAGAGATTGATAGAGATTTATTCTTAGTTTGTACAGGATCAGGAATCAGTCCTTTTAGATCTATGGCCAAGTTCCTTACTAATAATAAAGTAAGTACTAAAAATATACATTTAATATTTGGTTGTAGAACTAAAGAAGACTTACTTTATTATAATGAACTAAAAGAATTAGAAAAAGTAAATCCTAATTTTAAATACCATATTGCGTTGTCTAGAGTTGAAGAAGAAGGTTTTCATAAAGGATATGTTCATGATATCTATCTTCCTTTAATCAAAGACTTAAAAAATAAACCTTTATTCTACCTTTGTGGTTGGAGAAATATGATACTAGATGCTAAAGATAATCTAAGTGAATTAGGTTATAAAATGGTAAAAGATATTAAAATAGAGGTTTATAACTAGGGAAATAACTAGGGAAATAGTTGCTTTTCTGGAAAATTATTCATATATTAAGGTATATTAATAATTAAAAAATAAAGGTTATGTATAAAAATTCAAATTCTGTTATTTCTGGTACTGATAGCAAAAAAGCTAAAAGTGAAAAAAAAGATTGTGTAGTAAAAGCTATTGCTTCTTCTACTAACGTAGATTATGATACTGCTCATAGTTGGGTAAAAGAAAACTTCGAAAGAGAAGATAAAAAAGGAACTAGTAACTGGATGATTTCTAAAAGGTTTAAGAATCAAGATATGGAAATCGGAGGTAAAAAGTTTAAAGTTAGCAAGTGTAAGTCTTGGGAGGTAACAAATACTTATAAACTTTATGGTGAATTGATTAATCGTCAGAAGACAGTTAAATCTTTTAGAAAAGATAAGCCTAATGGTACTTATATGGTATTAGTTAGTAAGCATGCATTTACTATTAAAGAAGGTACTTTAATAGATAATCATGGAGAAGAGTGGAGACCTACTAGAAAGGTAATCGGAGCTTATAAGTTCTCTCCAGTTAGTAAAGAAGTTCAACTTTCCCTAGATTTTTCTTAGGGAATAGTTGGAAGTCTGAGAAAAAGTTCTTATATTTAAGTATATAAATCAATAATAAAAAAGGTTATGTCAAATCAATTAATTTTCGAAACTCTTAAAGCTAAAGAGGATAAACTGCAAGCTAAATTAGATAAATTACAAGAAAAAAATAGAGAAGTTAGAGATAATAAATCTAAAGCTCTTAACGATACTTTGAGATCTTATTTTGAAGGTACTGAAGGTATTGAAACTAACTTAGTAGATCTTAGGTATGAAAATAGTTATGGTTCTTCTATGGAGATTTCTGCTCAAGGTAATTCATACGAAAAAGAAGTATGGAATGAAGAAAAAGAAGAATATGAAGTTGAAACTAGATTTAGAAGAAATGAAATATGTACTGTAAAAGTAAAAGAGTATAGTAGATATGATAATGACGAAGATACTGGAGATCATTTTGTGGATCTAGGTATTAGTACTTATTCTTCTTCTGATAACTACTCAGAGTTTACTTTAGATAGAATGTTATTTACTGGTCAAGTTGCTTTAATTATTAAAGACTTTAAAGATGATATCTTAGCTGATATGAATAAAGTTTATAAGCAGCATACTAAATTAACTGATAAGTCTTGGGATAAAGTATCTGCTGTTAAAGCTCAGATCCAAGAAATCGAAGATCAAAGATCTAAATTTAAGCATGATATTTTCATGGAAGATCTTAAAAATGGTATCGAACTTTTAGATGATAAAACTGCTTCGATCCAGGTAAGATACGACTGGCATGTTGGCAGTATTATAGCTGCTAAGATTACTAGAACTTCTTACTCAGGTAAGTCTGTTGACTTAGAAGTTAAGCAAAAGGGAAGATCTTGGAATAGCGAAACTGAAAAGTATGAAGATCAGATCTTTACTAAGACTTTAGATAAAGTAAGAGTTTCTAAACTTGAGGATTCATTTTTAAACGGTTATAGTAATTTAACTTGGAAAAAAGTATCGTAAGTATAATTAATAAAACTGATTTAGTGATCATGAGCTGTGAGAATGACGAGCAGCTCTTGGTCGCTGAAAGGTATGCAGAACAAGCTGAAAAGTGTATGCTTAGTATGTTTGGATCTGAATTAACTTCTGAAGAAGCTGTTACTTATGCTGATTTTAGAAAGAATAATAAAGATAAGATATCAGCTAAAAGAATAATGTTAAAAAAATAATATGTTAGTAGTCAAAGTAGGTAAAAAAGAAAATATTAATCAAGCGGTTAAACGCTTAAAAAGAAAGGTTAGAAATGTTGGACTAATTAAAGAGATTAGAAAACGCCAACAGTTTGATAAACCTTCAGTTATTAAACGAAAAGCTAAACAAAAAGCTGTTCGTAAAGAAAAATGGTTACGAGAAAACGGAGAGTATGTATAGTGATTTAAGTGTAACCGAGGAAGGTATATTAGTAATGTTAGTAACAGCTTTACTCTTATACATGTTAACGTACTTAATAGAAAAATAGTTATGATAGAAGTAAAAATAATAGAAGTAGTAATATTAGCTGTAGTATGCGTCCAATTAGGCCTTTTACTAGGCTTAGCAATAAGAATAAAATAATATGAATAGTTATAAAGTTGAATTTTGGTACAGGTATGACGGAGATACTATGGAACCAACTATAATAGATGTAGAAGCTGAAGATGAGACTACTGCATTAAGTGTAGCTAAAATAAGAGCACCGAGAGGAGCTAAAGAATTTGAAATAGTAAAATAATATGACAGAAGAAGATTATAAATACCGTCAAGGTAGAAGAAAAAAACAAGTAGAAGGTCACGCTATGATGGCTATGGTAGGATTAATGGGCATAGTTTTAATGCTATTAGTTATTAGTTTTATTACATCATGATAAAGTATCCAGATATAGTAGCCGTTTATAAAACTTCTGATAGAGCTAATGCTAAGAAGTTTATGAAGATCTTTAAGAATACTCTTATAGATAAAGTAATAGATACTAGATCAAGAGCAATACCTAAAGGAGCTAAGATAGTAGACTTAGGAGTAGGAAAGGACTTTAAAAAGAAATGGAAAGAGAAGCATAAAATTTATACTTTAACTAAATGATTAACGAAGAAGTTATACTTACTGAAAAAGAATGTCGATCTATCATTGAATTAAATGACGGATTCAAAAGAAGTAAGGTACATAATAAAGGATCAAAAAGAATAACTAGTACTAATAGAACTAATTATGAAAGTATAATAGAATCAAAACCTATTGTTGATCTTCTTCTTCCTAAATTATCAAAGTATGATATAATTAGTTTACCTGAGTACTGTAACGTAGCAAGGTATAATGAAGGTGAATGGTTTGCTAAACATGCAGATGCTGGTCCAGCTAATGTACTTAAGAAAAGATTTAAAACTTTAATAGTACAGTTATCTAATCCTGATGATTATGAAGGAGGTGAGTTAGTAATTTGGGATCAAAGTAATAATGAAATAGTATCGAATAAAGCAGTTGGTAATATGATCTTATTTGAATCTAAACTTATGCATCAAGCTAACAAAGTCAAGAGTGGTATAAGATATTCGTTAGTATTCTTTTTAAGAACAGATAACTTTAAAATTAATAAACCTATAATATAAAATTATGATTAAAAGATATATTGGAATAGCTTTTTTATTCCTTAGTTTAAATTTATACTCACAAGCTTATACTGTAACTAAAATAGGCAGCTATTATGAAATTAACTTTGTTGACGAATTTGCTGATCAATGGTTTTTAGATGGTGAACCTATTCTTGTATATGGAGAGTTAAAGCTAAATGAAAAAGAGTATAAGCAGCTGATTAAAGATATTAAAAAGACTTTAAAGCAGCCAGAGAAAGAATTAGATAGAGTAAGCTATGCTGTTATCAAATATGGATGGGTTAGGGATAGTGTATGGATTTATAAGAATGAAAAAGCATTCAGCGTTACATTAAACGATATAGAATATTTAAATAGTAAATTATAATATGGATAAGAAGAATACTTACTTTGTAGATATAGATGGAACGATCTTTAAATATAGAAAGTTCGAAACCTATGAGAGTTCTAAAGCCGAAGTTATACCTTCAACCTTAGAGTATCTAATAAGAGCTAAAGAGGAAGGCCATATGGTAATACTAACCACAGCTAGACCAGAAGAGCTAAGAATACATACAGTAATGGAGTTAAATACTAACAACGTTCCTTATGATAGATTAGTAATGGGTATAGAAAGAGGACCAAGATATCTTATCAATGATATGGATCCAAAGATTAAACAAGAAAGAGCTATTGCATTAAACTTAATTAGAGATGAAGGGATATAATAAACTTACAATAAGGCAAAGACTCCGAGGGTGGGGCTTTGATATGGCGGCGCTAAAGGAGAGTGAGGGGGCGTTTTCTCTCTCGCCCCCGAAGGGGCCACGCGCATTTTCAACTAACGTTTCAAATGATCTTCCTAACTACTGCCATTACTCCGGTCTGAGGACAGTAAAGAGTTATATGGAATAAATAAAGGCTGAGGTATAGTAGACTTTGGTTAATACTCTATATCATTTTATATAAGATAATAGGAGAGAGACTATCTAAGCCATATTAGATAAAGGGATAGAAGCTATGCTTACCATAAAGACTATTAATAATAGTGAGTGTATATATTCATATATTAATATACTTATATAAACATATATGTTCTATAGAATAAACAGATAGTAACGTATAAAATATAAGGGTAATAGATCAGGCACCCACCTCCCTCCCTTCTTTTTTTTCTCTATATAGGATATTTTCCAGGCCTTAAAGGGGAAATAATACGGAAAATAGTTGGATATATGAGATATATTTCGTATATTTAAGTATTAAATAAAGGTTATAATGAAAAGGTTATATAATAAACTCAAGGAGCCTATAGTAAGTTTCTTATTTATAGCACTAGTATTTTACTTATTGTATATCAGCCTATGGACGTTTTGTCCTTGTCCATAAAAGGCCTCTATAGTACTATTAGTCTGATTTAAGACTGATCTACATATGCCATCAATGTGATATAACACTGCCAGTATAGTTCCCTATACGGTACCTCTATGGCTATATCTGCCCAGACCTATCTTCCTCTTTCTCATGACTTTTTACCTATAGGTTTATATATATTTATATATAGATATATAGAGATACTAAGTTTAGCCTATAAAAATACAGGATATATACGGGATTATAAAAATAAGTATAAATTATTACCTATAGTACTATCTATTGTGGTACTTATCGTTATACTTACTGGAATAATATTGGTAATCCTTTGGTGATACCTTCAGATCCAATATACTAACAATTACTCTATACTAATATAAGAAGATTTTTGGTAGTTTCCAACGAAAACCATGGAAATTTTCCGAAAAAAAATTTTGTATATAGGGGTTTTTTCTATATTTATATAAAATTATGAAGAAAATCGACCCTCATACCTTATTTTCTCTATTCGAAGCTAATGATGAGCAAGTATACGAAGAGAATAACGTTACAGAAGTACTACAGAATCCTTATGTACTAATGGGCATGGTAGTTAGAGGGGTTGATAACTTTTTCCTATTAGATGCTATATATACCAAGAATCATAGGAAGGAATACCTCAGAACCAAGGATCAAATACAACATAAATATTTTTCAAAGCTTTTTACCTACTTAGAAAGGATAAATTCCGATAAATTTGAGACAAAATACATTGTCGGTGAGACTTTTGACAGTGGACAAGTAAATAAATCGTTACATACCATGTTATATTTCTTTGAAAACCTCGAAGAATACGAGAAATGCGCAATAATCAAGAAATATATAGATTTACTTTACGAAAAACCCAATGTTCGGTTACATATTTAGGAATTAAACTCTAAAATATGATTACTTTATTAAAAGTAGTAGGATTATTTATACTATTTTGGTTCGTTATGAACAGGTGGTTTAAATATTTAGATAAATAAAAGGGGAAATAGTTGGAATTCTGCATAATTCTTCTTATATTATGGTATATTTAAAAACGGTTATATGAATTATCAAGAAAAGGTAAAAAAATCCAAGAAATTATTAGATAAAGTTTATTCTCTAAAGGATAAAGAGGCTATCTTAGTAGAGTTTGGAGTAGATAGGTTTAGTAAGAAGCCTAGAGAGTTTAGAATTAGAGCTTATAATAATTACAGAGGCGACGGCGTTCACTATAGTATATGGGAAGATAAAGGTATAGGAGGTATGAATATAGAGAAGGTAGGTAAGACTACTATGAAGGGATATACATATGATATGATGTCTCAAAGGACTACTTTTACGTTTCCTTTATATGAAATGAACATAGTAGAACCAAAGTCATGATAGTACCTCAGTATATCCAGTCTCAACTCTCAGATTTTATTACCCATAGATTTAAAGACATCTCTATAGATAAACACTCTATGGACAAACCAGACTGGAATCTAACGGTTACCGGCAAATACTCTTATATCATGAATATACGTAAAGGTTACCCTATAAGCGTAATGGTATCGGAGATATCTAAACAAAAATATACCGAAGAGGCCTTCTATAATAGAGCCGCTTTAGAATTTGAATTAAACGATAATATAAAGTATGGATAAACTAATAGAAAAAATTTCGTGGCAACTTTGCGCGTTTTGCGCGGCGAGCGCGGTGCTTTTTTCATGTACTATAGAAGAGATCTCCCCTCCCCCTTGCCTTGACGGTGATTGCAACGCCGAAATGATCTTTCCGGTCGAAGCAGATGAGAACGGTTATTACCATATTGAGTTAGATTGGACAGGAGAATACTTGCCTTACTTCAACGTTGACGTTTTTGCATCTAAACTTAATAGTCATTACACGTACAACGGAGTTCATAACGTAGAAGCACGTTTTGATAGCGATACTTATTGGATTATAGGAGATACTTTAACGGTAACGGTTAATAACTACAACCCTTTCCAAGGTCCATACGATTATTCCGGCAATCTTCTACCTAATAGCACCACCACAGTAGACTTAACCCAGTTTGCAGGTATGAAAGTTAACATGGTTCAGGGTACTAGCATAAGATTTTCAGATGACCACCACAGATTACGTAGTAGACGTTCAGTAGGACCTATTCCTCCTATGGCTATAGGTGATACTATTACGCTTTATATGGAGGTTTATTGGGATGCAGGTAGTGAATCCGTACTTAAAGACAACTTTTTGGAAAAATTTATTGTAGAATAGTTGATCTTTTGAAAAAAAATCATTATCTTAATTATATATTAAGAATTAAATATAAATAAATACTTAATTATATTAATAATATATGAATAATTTAATAATATAACAAATAATTAATCTAATATGTCATTGCAAGCGGAGAAAATCCATTCGAATTACGAGAAACATCTTAAAATAGTCGATCACTACATTACCGATCGTAAGGATAAATGTAAAAAGCTTATAGAACACCTTGGCGAAGCCTATATTATGGCTCCAGCTAGTGGTAAGTCTTGGCACCATAATGCATTTCCAGGTGGTTATGTAGATCATGTTAATAGAGTAGTAGAGTTTTCACTTAAACAGATGAAACTTTACAAGGAGATGGGAGGTACTATAGACTTTACAGAAGAAGAATTAGTATTTGCAGCTTTATTCCATGATTTAGGTAAAATAGGAGATGGTACTAAAGAGAATTACGTAATACAGACCGATGAATGGAGGAAAAATAAACTATTTGAAAACTATACTTACAATCCAGACTTGGATTTTATGTTAGTTCCTGATAGATCTCTGTTTATACTACAGAAATTTGGTATACCTGTTACGCAGAACGAATTTTTAGGTATAAGACTACATGATGGCGTGTTCGATAAGGCTAATGAAGCCTATTTTTACAGTAACTACCCTACTTCTAGGATGAAAACTAATATCGTATTCATTTTACACTCGGCAGACTTCTTAATGTCTAAGTTAGAATTTGATCTTTGGCGTAATGATGGGGGAAAACTAGTTCCTAAAGAAACTAAACCAAGATACGGTCAAAAGAAACCTATAAAAGCCTCAAAAGGCCTAAATAAAATGTTAAAAAACTTATAAAATGGAAATTTTTTACGTAATTATTGGAATATTAGTTGCCTTTTCGGGAACTTTAGTGTATATTATTAGAAACTTGATGGTAAAAGTAGAGAAATACGAAGATGTTACCTTAGATCAAACACAATATCTTCAGAATATCTCTAATATTATCGGAGAGTCTAAAAAACACTTACAGAATCTTGATGAACGAGGGGTCTTTCAAAGTGATGATGAAGTGGGAGAATTTTTTAAACAGATGACAGCTGTCCAAGAAGAATTGGACAAGTATATGCTCCCGGAAAATTATGGCAAGGAAGAGATCGAAAGCTAACTACTTTACAAAAGAGACAGAAGAATACATAGTTAAATTTAACGAGTCTGAAGATCAAGATTATAGAAAAAAGATCTTTACAGAACACATTTACTACCCTTTTTACAAGCTAGCAGAAAACATTATACATACTTTTAAGTTCTACTACACCGATGTAGAGAAAATAGAAGACTTAAAACACGAAATAGTATCAGTTATTTACGAAGAAAAGATTATGAAGTTTGATCCTACTAATGGAGCAAAAGCATACTCTTATTTTGGAACTATAGTTAAAAGATGGTTAATAAACTATAATAATAAAAACTATAAAAAACTAAAACAGGTAGGAAATTTTTCCGATATAGAAGACCAATACGAACAGGAATTAAAAGTAGATCATAAAGCTGCTAAAAACTTAAGTGATTTTATCGATAACTGGGTAGAACATGCATATAACATATTAGAAGAGTTATTTGCTAAAGACTCAGATAAACATATAGCAGATGCAGTATTAACTATTTTTAAAACCAGACACGATCTAGATATATTTAAAAAGAAAGCTCTTTATATATACATAAGGGAAATGACTGATTGTGATACTCCTAATTTAACAAAAGTAATAAACGTATTAAAAGCAGACTTTAGAAAACGCTATCAAAAAGCCTACGATATTGGGCTTTTACGAAATAATTCTGATTAAAACTATTTATTAATAAAGAATTATGAGCATCGATAAAGAAATATTTAAAGGTAAAACTTTATCTGACCTTTTTGGAGAGATTTACGACAACTCTAAAGAAACTAAAGCCCAGGTAAAAGGACTTATAGGAGAGTTAAAACCTCTTATAGAAAATATTGGTGACGCTACACTTTTAGTACCTATGATTAAAGAGTATATGGAGATAGGTGTTAAGAATGATGAGCATCTTATCAAGCTAGCTCAAGTCATTCAAAGACTAGAAGCAACAATAGCTAGAGGCGGCACTGAAGAATTTGATTTATCTGAACTTCAAGATCTAATAGAAGAACAAGGTCTTATGGATGATGAAGTAAAACAAGTAGGAGAAGGTAAAGAAGATAAAGAAGAAGAGTAAACATGTTATTAGGTAACCCCAATGTCGGCAGCTTAGGAGATTCAGTACAATTTTCTCTCAAAGGATTAGAATTAGCTAGAGTTGAAGATGTGATTATAGATAAGAGTAATACTGAGTACGGTAAGTTCGGAGGAGATAGGAGTATAGGTGCTATTAAGTATAGACTAATATCTGATAAAAATATTACAAAAGAAAAAGAAGAGTTACCGGTAGCATTTCCTTTAGACGATAGGGTAAGAAGCTACCCCTTAAAAAACGAAATAGTACTAATTACCAAAGCACAATCAGGCCTATTAAACGACGGTAATCAAAGAACATACTATTTGTCTGTTATTTCATTATATGATAACATCAACCACAACTCTACTGCACCACAGTACAATGGTGAGCTAGACTTAGGAGAAAATATACCTGAAGTACAAATCAACAATTTACAACCTTACCCTGGAGACCATATAATACAGGGAAGATTAGGTAACTCATTAAGATTCTCAGGATATAGCCATCCAGATAACCAATACACTGACGACAGTAATAACGGCAAACCTTTTACTATATTAAGAAATGGTGAATTTTCAACAGGAGAATACGAATTCGTACAGGAGGATATTAATAAAGATGATTCTTCTATTTACTTAACCTCTAATCATACTGTTCCTTTAGATCAAATTAGAGATAAATTTGATAGTAATACTAAAGACCCTGTTTTAGGTAATGAATACAAAGGAAGACAGATAATAGTTGATTCTGGTAGAATCTTTTTAAACGCAAAAGATGAAGATATCTTGCTATCTAGTAAAGAATCTTTTGGAGTATCTTCTAAAGATGTAAGTATAGATGGAGAAGATTATATAGGATTAGACGCAGAAAAAATATACTTAGGAGAAAGAGCAAGAAGGCTAGAAGATGAACCGGCTATTAAAGGAGATGCCTTAGAAAGCTATCTTGATACATTAAATAGCTTGTTAATAAATTTTTGTAATACAGTTGCTGCAGGTAAAGGTGTACCAAAAACTCAAGCACCTGTAGTTAATTTAGGAGTAAAGGTTTTAAAATCAGGAATCAATAATTTACAAAAAATAATCAACCCTGGTGATAAAAATTCAAATTTAAAATCTAAAAAAGTCTTTATACAGTAATGCCGCATACTTTAATAAAAATAGAAGGAGGAAAGATTTCAGCTTTAGCATCATCGTTATTAGCCGATGCACAGATATATGCTACAAACTATGCTAACCAGAAAATAGAAGAAGAGATAAAAAAGTTTTTAGATCAATGTCCTCCTCCTGCTGTATTAGAATCTATTGCAAGAACTGTTGATAGAGTAGAATCATTAGAGCAGACTTTCCAAAGAAGGGTAGATAAAGTAGCACAGCTACCTAAAAAATTAGATAAACCTATAAAATTAGGTAAAATAGTAATTGATATATTAACTCATGTTTTAGAAGCTAAGTTTACTACTATAGGAGTTATTCCACCAACTGGTGGTCCTGTACCAGGTGTATTGATACCTGAAAGACTAGGTAGAATTTTAACTCAAGCAAGTAGACTTGAAGATGCAAAAAAAATTGTATTTACTTTAGAAGATGAAAAAAAAGGAGTTGAAAGTTTAGTAAGCGGAGTACAAGGAGGATTTACTCCATTGAGCGGTAGACTTCAACGATTAAAAGATCTATTAGAAAGATGTGCATTAGATCCAAATTTATCGAAAGAAGAAAGAGATAAAATATTGAACAATAAATTAAAGAAGGATGATTCGTCACTACTCGAAGCCTATACTGGAAGAAATGGCAGAGTATACGAAATAGATATAATTGACGTATTAGATAATGATATAGATGTTCCTAGACGTCAAGCTATAGCAAAAGACTTCAGAGGAATAGTAGTGTTAAGAGGACAGCCCTCTTATTCTAGCAACCCTCAAGTGTTAAAAGATGAATTAAAGTTCAGAATTGACAACCAACTTCCATAAACTAACTATTTATAATTATGAAACTAGATGTATTACGTAAAATCATTAGAGAAGAAGTAAGAGCTGCAGTTAAGGAAGAGTTACAAGATATGCTTAACGAAGCAGTTAGGTATGCTAGTAAACCTGCACCTGTTACAAAAGAAACAGCAGGTACTAACTACAGACAAGTAAAACAGAAAGACCTTGCAAGAACTTGGTCAACTGGTAAAATGAATACAGGTACAGTTCCGTTAGAAGAAATGCTTCAACAGACTGCTACTAATATGACAAACGATGACTATAAAAACGTTGTGAATGCAGATTCATCAATGGTAAGAAAGCCTAGCTTTGCTTCTAATATTGCAACCGATATGGGATTAACTGATCATTCAGGACCTCAACCAGGTATAGATATTAGTAAATTAGATTTTGTAAAAAGCGCTAAAGCTATTTATGATAAATCATTAGAAAAGGATAGTAATAGATAAAAATGCCAACTGAGTTTAAAAAAATAGATCCAATAGATTTGCAGCCTAGAAAAGCTGTAGGAATAGATATTCCCTTTTCTGGTAATGCAGTATTTAATTCTACTTTCACTACTAAAGATGCAATTAAAGCTAATCTTATAAACTATTTTTTAACCAACCCAGGAGAAAGATTTTTTAATGTAGATTTTGGAGCTGGTCTAAGGCAGTTACTATTCGAGCCTATAAATGAAGATAACATAGAAGAACTAAGAGGTAAAATACTTAACGATTTACAGATATTTTTTCCTAAAGTTAAACCAACTCAAATAGACTTAAAAGGTATTCCAGAATCTAATACTGTAGAGTTTACCATGAGATACGCTATAGCAGATAGTAATATAGAAGACGGTATATTAATAAATTTTGAATAATGGCTAAAAAAGAAAGAGAAATAAAATATTCTAATAGGGACTTTAACGACTTTAGAACCTCGTTGATAGAAATGGCTAAAAGCTATTTCCCTGATACTTATAACGACTTCTCCGATACATCACCAGGTATGATGTTTATAGAGATGGCCGCTTATGTAGGGGACGTATTATCGTTCTATCAAGATACCCAGTTACAAGAAACATTTTTAAATTATGCTCAAGATAAAAAGAATTTATTTAACTTAGCATATATGATGGGTTATAAACCTAAAATAACCGGAGTATCAGAAGTTGAACTAACAGTATCATGTATAGTTCCTGCAAACGCTTCAGATAGCTATAATCCAAACTGGGCACATGCTGTAGTGGTTAATCCTAACTCAGTAATAACTTCTACTGATAAATCTAACACCGATTTTATTACAACAGCACCTGTAGATTTTCAATTTAGTAGCTCGTACGATCCTACTGAGGTAATCATTAATTCTATATCAAGCGGTAATCCTGCTGAGTATACTTTAAAGAAGAAAGTAAAAGCATTTTCTGGTACTGTAAAGTCGAGTACATACGAAATAGATTCATCGGAAAAATTTAAAACTCTCACTATTTCTGATACAAATATAGTAGGAATATTAGATATTACTGGAAGCAGCGGAGATACGTATTATGAAGTACCGTTTTTAGGACAAGATACAGTATTTGTAGATACTACTAATGGTGGAGCAGACAAAGGGCAAGTACCTTATGTATTAAATTTAAGAAAAGCTCCTAAAAGATTTACAACAAGACTTCAATCCAACAACGACTTAAAAGTACAATTTGGGGCTGGAACATACGATAGTGATGATTCTACTCTTTTACCTGACCCTACTAATGTAGGTAGTGGTACCAACCAAGGTATAAAGAGAATAGATAATGCCTGGGATCCTTCTAACTTTACTTTTAGTAGAGCGTACGGTATAGCTCCTAATGAAGATTTATTAGTAAGGTATATAACAGGAGGAGGAGTAAGCGCTAACGTACCTGCTAATACTATTTCTACTAAATCAGGAGCTTCTATCAATCTTAGAAGTAATGCATCAGCCGATAACGTTACTTTTAATAACCTATCCCCTGCTAAAGGAGGTAGAGAAGGAGATACTGTTACCGAGTTAAGAGAAAATTCTTTAAGATCATTTAACGAACAAGGTAGAGCAGTAACACTACAAGATTATACTATTAGATCATTATCGCTACCTAGCAAGTTTGGTAGTATAGGTAAAGTATTTGTTACACAAGATAAAAGAACAAATACTAACTTAACTGACGGTATAGTAGACAATAACCCATTAGCTTTATCGGTTTACGTTTTAGCTTATGATAATAATAAAAACCTAACTACAGCATCATCTACTCTTAAACAGAACTTAAAAACTTACCTAAGTGAATGGATGGTTTTATCTGATAGTGTAAATATAAAAGATGCATTTGTAGTAAATATAGGAGTAAATTATGAAATTATAGTTAGACCTAATTATACTGGAAGAAATGTACTTTTAGACTGTAATTTAGTCTTACAAGATTATTTTGATATTTCGAAAAGAAATATAAACCA